TGCCATGTCAACACCAAATCCCATAATTTACTCCGTATAAGTCCAAGCATCTCTGAAACTCCTGTCTGTAGGAATTGCAGATTTATCAACAGTATAAACTGTCTTACCACTAGGGCAATCTTTGGCTTTAATTTCATCCAAAGTTAATGGTGTGTTATCACTTGGAATCACAATACAAAGAGTTCCATCATCATCTGTGTATATAAATCTTTTATCAGAATTAGCCATGATTTTTTTCTTCTATTATACCTAAATTTAAAATATTAAACATCAGATCCTATAAACGCTATAAAATTATAAGGTCGGTCAAATCCATTTACATCTGAGTCTTTAATACATCTAAATTTAAAAGATCCTGTTGAATATGTATCTCCATTAGTATAAGAAACGTGCCTTAAAAATTCAGATGTATCACTTCTACTTGGAATCGCTACAGCACAATAGTTAGCATCAGCAAAAGCATCAGTGAAATTTACAGTAAAAATTCCTGTTCCATTATCTGTAACAGAACTTACGTTATGATCGTCTCTAATAGTATTATTTATGCCATGATAATTAAGCCATGCGTGGACTGCGTTTTTACCTAAATAAGCCATCAGCTAACCTCCTGTAACATGAATTTATACATCTTACCATTTCTGTTATTTAACAAGAAAAGATCCTCAATACCTTCTTGTATTGTAAAATCGCCCCAAGTATTGTCAACTTTGTTGCTTCCTCCTTCATTACTTAAATGTAAGTCATTAGTATATACATTTTGCCATCTGTTACTAGTTGAACCTAACTCGTAAGTGTTATTTGCACTAGGAATTACAGCTTGAGTAAAGATAGTTCCAGTTAATGTGCCTCCAGATGTTGGAAGTCCAGCACTAGCAGAAGTTATATATCCAGCACCGTTTGTAAGCTGGTTATTATTGGTTGGTATTGTTGGAGTATTAGAAAAATTATTATAATTCAAGTAATAGGAACCTTCTTGACCATCTAAAGTATCAGCATCTAGCCCACTACCCGAACCATCATTACCAGCGTGCCATACACTATAGAAAGTTGAGCCGTCTTGAGAAAATTTAATATCATCTTGAATTCTTAATTGTGAGCTATCTTCTTGATTTGCAATTCTAAAATAACCATCACTATGCCATTGAATAAATGCTTTATTTGTAGTGTTTTCTTTAAATTGTATGTAAGGACTAGCTGCTCCTTCTAAAAGGATTTTGGCAGTACTAGTACCACTTAGAGTTATTGGAAAATTTCCATTACTAGTAAAATTATATAATCCTTCTAAATTATCACTTGCATCTGACCTTACAAATTGACTTGAATCAATGTTATCTAATGTTGCTGCGTTTCCTCCATCAGCAGAAGTTATGTAGCCAGCACCATTGGTAATTGAATTGTTATTAAGAGATATGTTTGCTGTACCATCAAAACTGACTCCAGCTATAGTTCGAGCAGTTGCTAAAGCAGTAGCAGTAGCAGCATTTCCAGAACCAGTAATATAACCAGCACCATTAGTGATTGCATTATTATTTAAAGAAATATTTGATGTACCATCAAACGAAACACCAGCAATAGTTCGTGCATTTTGCAAAGCTGTTGCTGTAGCAGCGTTACCAGAGCCAGTGATGTAACCAGCCCCATTTGTTATAGCGTTATTATTTAAAGAAATATTTGATGTACCATCAAAGCTGACTCCAGCTATAGTTCGTGCATTTGCTAAAGCTGTTGCTGTTGCTGAGTTGCCAGTACAAGATCCTGATGATCCAGAAGCATTTCCAGTTACATTTCCTGTTAATGGGCCAGAAAAAGCTGTTGCAGTACAAGTTCCTGTTACGCTGATCCCCGAACTCGAAGTTTCTAATTTTTTAGATCCCTGATGGTGTAATTCAATCACTCGATCTGAAGTACCTTTCAAAATTGATTCATAAGAACCACTAGCTTTATTTTCAATTAGAAAAGAATTATCAGAATCAACTTGTCTAATTCTTGCAAAATCACTATTAGTTCCACCAGCAGAATTTAAAAGTATTACTGCGTCATCAGTACCAGATTCAGAGGTGTCACCTGTAAGGCTTAGAAGAGGGCCAGTTATGTTTCCAGTTGAAGCTGTAGTTCCAGCTATGGTGAGATTATTAGAAACAGCACCACTGCCATTTATAGTTGTATCTCCACTAGAACTTATAGTTAATCTATTTGCATCATTGGTGTTATCTCTTATTGCAAATGCTCCAAGTTCAACTTTTATTTGATAATCAGGATTATTATTTGAATCAGTAAAAGTTATACTTGGTGCAGTTGATGTAATTGTTTGATTACCAACAGCAAAAGTTCCAGTTGTAATTATATTTTGCGATCCAAAGTCAGGATCTATCTTTGACCCTGCTATCGCTGCACTAGCATCAACAGAAGCATTTACTATAGTGCCAAAAGACATTACACCACTACCATCTGTTTTTAAAACAGTATTGGCTGACCCATCAGCAGCAGGCAAAGTAAATTCAACACCAGCAGATAACGTATCAACTGGTTTAAATTTTAAAAAGTTTGCTGTTGTCCTATCTCTAAACATTAATTTACCGACAGAAGCAACTGTAGACAGGACTGTTACACCTTCACTACTAGCCAAGAATTTTTGAATTGGTGTAGGGCTTGTCTGATCGTAAAGAGAAATTATCTCAAGATTACTAGAAACTACATTTCCAAAACTTAAAACTCCACTACCATCTGTTTTTAATGCCTGACCATTAATGCCATCTTCGGGAAGAGTAAAATCACTTGTTTTTGTTAAACTAAGTGGCCCTTTAAAACTTATGTGGTTAGTATCTGTGTCGTCTGAATCAAACTCTACTACGTCATTTGAACCTAATAAAATACCACCAAAAGCATTAATTAATCCAGAAAAAGTACCACCAGTTGCAGGTACGACTCCATTTAGTTTGCTTACATCTATAGCCGCATCACTTTTTATATCAGCATTTACAATAGTATCGTCTGCTATTTTGGCAGATGTTACAACTCCATTATCAATAGTAAAGGTCGCTCCAGAATTACTGACAGTAATATCTCCCTTATCACCATCATCTATTCCACCACCACTACCAGATATTTCAGCTACAGATCCATCATCTTTTTTGGTAAATAATTTACCATTATCAGTTCTTACCGCTAATTCTCCTGTAACAAGATCACTAGCACCTGGATCGCTGCCACTTGCTCTTTTTAATCGAATTTGATTAGCCATTGGCTGTTACCTCCTGGTCTAGTAAGTTCCACCGTCTATATTAAAGCTAGACGCACTCTCATCTTCTAAAAATGTAACCAGGTCAGATAACGCAACTTGTTTCATCGTTCCAGCATCATTCATTACCAAACGATCTGCTGCTGCCAAGGTTGTAGAAGTTGCAGATGTATCACCATCCATTATGTTCAATTCAGCAGTTGTTACAGTTGCTCCATCGAGAATACCAATTTCTGTTGAAGTAAGAGCAGCTAAAGCAGCAGATCCACCCGATTGACACGAAGATAAGTTTGTTAAGTCTGTTGCAGATGCTTGTGCTCCAAGACTTGCTCTAGCAGTTGCACCAGATTCGAGAACAAAGTTAGAACCATCACCAACAATAAAATTACTATCTGTTGGAGTTAAACCAGCTATATCGGTTAGTTGTGCGTCAAAGGCTTGAACATTCGTTCCAATGGCCAACCCTAAAGCTGTTCTAGCTGCACTTGCAGTTGTAGCACCCGTTCCACCATCGCCAATAGCAAGTGTTCCTGTTATAGAACTAGCAGCAAGATCAACAGCAATTTCAGCAGATTCAATAACAAGTCCACCATTTGATTTAAGATCAGCAGATAAAGTATTACCAGATTTTTCTAAACCATTTCCTGCTGTAATCTGACCAGCACCAGAAAACTGTGAAAATACTAAGTTATTAGTTCCTACAACAGCAGATCCTTTGTTACTTGTACAAACAAAACCATTCTCAGCATTTACTGTTCCCTGTTCTATAAAAACAAACGCACCAGCAGCATCAGCACCAGTAGCTAAATCATCTGCCCTGGTTGGAGCACCAGAAGCATTAACTGTATAGATACCGTTCTCTGTCTGAGTGCTTTGGTCTTTGATAAGTATTCTGTCATTAGTTGATAAAGAAACACCATCAATCGTTGATCCATTAGCAAATGCAGAGGATAATGTTCCATTCGCAGTAGTTGTAGCGACCACAGAATCTTTGACATCTAATCCTTGAGAAACACCATCTACATAAGACTTACTTGCAGCATCAGTAGATGCAGTAGGTGTAGCTAGGTTTGTTATCTTTTGACTATTTAAAGATACAGCAGCCGAAGGTGCTGTCATCTGATCTAATCTCGAAGTTCTTACTTGTGTATCGAAATCAGATACCTTAGATGCTGTTAGCGTTGGAACGTCTGCGACTACAAGTGACCTAAACGTAGGTGCAGCAGCACTTCCAGTCGTAGGACCAGCTAATACAATATTTGCGTTTCTAGTTGTTGCCTTATCAAAAAATGCTCCCTTACCACCAATAGGTTCAATAGATGTAGCAGATCCTCCTGCTCCTCCAGTTCCTTTACCAATAACTAATACTTCATCACCTTCTCTAAACGCTATCTCAGCATTTTCAAGAGAAGTTGGGTTAGACGATCCAGTGGATCTTTTTATCCTAATTGTATTAGCCATCAGAAATTCCCTCCATCAACGAGTGTAAGTTTGGTAGTAGTTGAATCTGCTTTAAATGTACCACTAGATGAGTCGAAAAACACTATTGAGCCATCTACTTTATTAGAGTCATCTAAATTAGTTCCAGTTGTAGCAAAAGCTGGACCTTGTGGACCTTGAGTTGTTAGTTCAACTGTAGTTACATCAGAAACCTGACTGACAGTTACAGAATTTGGACTACTCATGCTGTGTATCCCTCACTTATAAATAGTTTACCCTCTAAATAATAGTTTTTGTTACCTCCTGGTTCTGTTAACAATACGTCATAAAATAAAATATCTGGGGTAAAATTTGCTGTATCTGTATCAGATAAACTCATATCAATAATTCCAGATCCTCTATTCGTATAAGTTATAGACCAATCAGCATATTTTGTGGATCGAGATTGATCATAAACTTGTGCAGCCACAGTATAACCAGTTAAATCTATAGCCGATCCAGTAGAATCTTTAAATGTCAATCTAATAGGAAAGTCTGCTCTTCTGTCAACCGTAAAATTTTTTTTGCCAGGAATGATTGCCATGACTCTATTCTATCTCCGTAAGGTTAAATTTGTATTTTTTACCATTCCTTCTGTTAATTAAGTAAAGATGTTCTTCTCCTTCTTGAATTTTATACGAACCCCAAGTTCCGTCAATATCATTTTTCCCACCTTCATTGGATAAATCTAGGTCATTAGTAAAAACATTTCTCCACCGTAATGTGGTTGATCCTAAATCAGAAGTATTATTAGTCGCTGGTGTAAGTTGTCCTAAACCAGCAAAAGATGTCTGTGTTGCTCCAAGTGCAACACTCGTACTTCCAATTGTTATTGTACTTGATCCAGTAAGAGCTATCGTACCATCTGAATCAGGTAATGTAAGAGTGCGATTTGATGTTACAGATGAAGGGGCTTTTATTGTTACATAATTTGTTCCATTTGAACTTGCCTCGCTAAATCTTATTTCATTTTCATCGTTAAGTGTTATCCCATTTGCATCAAAAATCATCTGTTCTGTACCACTTGAACTAAATCCCATGATATTTGCAGATTTTCTAAATAATCCTAAATCTGTATCTGTATCAAAACTTAGTGCAGGAGTAGAAGCACTTGAAGAATCATCTATAAGTAGTTGACCTGTCATTGTACCACCAGCTTTAGATAATAAACCTAAATTAGCCTGGTCTATATTTCCTATTTCTGTAAAAGCACCATTACTGGAGTTTCTTATTTTTAAAATATTTGTAGTGGTATTTAAAAATGGCATACCAGCTACACATTGACTTGTAGATAAATCAGTAGATTTAGAATTACTTGATTGGATCGCAGCAAAAACATTATTGAGGTCAGTTCTTACGTTCGCTCCAGAAGCATTTTCGATTGTGTAATTTGTAACGTCAGCCACAGTTAAATACTATTTTCCTCCAT